ATTAGTCTGAATAATTCCAGAGTTTGAAGAAATTCTAAGATCAGAACCATTAAGTTCTAATGCTGCGTATCTGTCTCCGTTTGCACCATTTAAGTGAATATATCCATCTGCCGCTGTAGCAGTTCCACCAATATTAAGACCTGTATTAATATCTACAGTGTCTGTAAGTGCAATTGTTGTTGTATTGTTAATGTCCGCAACAGCAATCTGATTTGCTGTTCCTGATACGTTAAAATGTGTTGCTAAAGTGATTATTCCTGTGGCTGGGTCTACTGTTGCATTACCTGTTACGTCACCTGTTAAGATAACTTGGGATGCTGCAGTTCCTCCTACAGAAAGGTCGTACCACTTAGTTCCTTGACTTGCATCTGCTCTAAATACACGAAGTTTGTGAGTCGTGTTGTCGTAGTAAATGCGACCTTCCTTATTGCCACTTTGCGGGGCAGAAGAAAGGTTTTGAATAACAGCATTTTGTAACTCGTTGTTATTCAGGTCAATATTAGTTAGATATAATCTAGCCATTTATATTTTACCTACCCTTTCGTTTTAACATTAGGAAAGATATGCTTTTCCTGATGTAACCCCGATAAATCGTAAAACGATTGTATTTTTATCGGGATAGGATATTTCTCCTTCTATAACTCTACCTGTACTATCAATACATGTAGCGTTGGGGTTATATCCAAGATTATGTTGTATATGCCATTCTCCATAAAGAACACCATTGTTTGTAAATTGTTGAACTTGATTTGTAGAAACTGAAATAACTACACCAAGCAAATCATGATTAAAACCTTCAAATAAAGATACAGATGGCCAACCAGAGTTTGCTTTTGGACCATATACTATTTTTGTATTTGTGTCTACCCAAAGATCTCCAACACGTCCAACTAAATTTGATGGTTGTCCTGGACCTGTAAGGATAGATGTTCCTGGATCACCTTTTGCACCTGCAACAGATGATGCTGATTTAATAACAACTTTATCTGGTGCTGTAACTTTTACAACTTTAGTTGTTTGATAATATGCTTTTGCCATTATAAGTTACTCGCTTCTAATTCTAACCAGCCATTAAGTACTGTATCTGCAGTGTCAACTATTTTAATTTGATAATAAGATTTTGGAAGCACAAAGTTTTTTGTTTGCTCTCCTGTAAAATTAACTGTAAAACTTGAACCTGTTCCATCTTGAACAGTAACTATTTGCCCACCTTGTGTTGTAGCAGTAGCACAAATAATTGATCCGCCTGGTTTATCTGTTACCTCTGCAATAATTTGATATTCTGAAACGTCAATAGGGTTATCTAGGCTGTCTAAATAGGTCAAATTTACAGACCATGCGTCACCTTGTATAATTTTAAAATTTGTATAAGCCATTTTGTCACCCCAGATTTATATCTAAATTATAACACTTTAAAGTCTGAAATCATAGAAAAACCCCTGCCACGTATTCGCCGTAGAAACAGGGGTTCTTAAACTAAATTATATCAGTTTTGACCAATATCTACAATTTCACATTCCCCAGATACACAAGCTAACGCTTGGGTTCCAGTTGTTGTATCTTCCAGCTCGTAAAGTGAAAGTGCTTCCCAATTAATAGTTTTTGGCATTTTTAAAACCATTTCATCATATGCATCTTTATCAACTTCTTGATATGGGGCCTGAACATAAGTATGCTCTGAATATGGCAAGAATGAAATTCCTGAAACTTCATCAAAATACTTATAAACCCATGCTCCAACTTCCATCCACTCGTCCTCTTTTACCGATACAGTAATAGATGGCTTATGCTCACACCAATGGCGTTGATATGTTAACCATACCTCAAGTTGTTGAATAGCAGTTAATTTATCTCTAGTAATTGCATGTTTTGGTGCTTTTACTGGAAATGAAAATATAGTTGTATCATTTGGCTTCATTACATCATCTTCTGCAGGAATACCTGAATCTTTAAGGAACTGAGTAATTGGATCTTTTTTATCCCCACGAACTGTACGAATATAGTAATCTGAATGCCAAGCATGCATTCCTGAAGACACCCCGACCAATTGGGACACTGTGCCCGAAGGCTTTACACAAGTAATTGCTGCTGAGGCGGGAATCCCAATTTTCTCTGCCTCTTCAATATTTGTTGCAAGAGCATACTCACGAAGTCTATCTAAAACATCTCCAAGTTTTGGTAAACCTTCTTGTCCAGAAAAGAACTTATGTCCAAATTGGCCAGTAAGTGAGACTCCTAATAGACGCTCTTCTTCTGTGTTGTCTTTCCAAATTTTACGAATGTACTTAAAGTCTGTAAGCGTTGATTGCCATGTTCCAAGAATTGTTGCAAGGCGGACCTTATTAGCAACATCTTCAACTGTGTCTTTTTCACGAAGTACGACTTCTGAAAGATTGCAAAACTGGTAAGGACGTAAAATAATTTCTGAACAAGGGTTAGTTCCATAGTGAATATCTGCACTACGTCTTCCATATTTTGCTGCTTGGGCTTGGGCTGCTGCCACATTGTAGATACCTCTTTCGCCCGACTTTGAATCATATAAAGATTTCCATTCTGCAATAAACTGAGCCATTTCTGGTTTGCGTGAATATGCAACAGAGTTATTTGCTAAAGCACGTTGCGAATTTGATTCCCACCAATTACCAGCTTTTGCTGCTGCCATTTCAATATCATTAATATTTGAAAGAGAGATTAATGCTGAACGACGAACTCCTCCAACAACTACAATTTCTCCAACTTTACACATTATGTCGTGGCACTCGATTGGTTTTAATTGACGACCAAGTGCTCCTTTAAATATTTGAATAGTAAAGTCAAAAAGATTAATTAATGGTTGAGGACCAGAGGATCTGCCTCCCATAGTTTTAAGTCTTGCACCTGATGGTCGAACTTTGCTGACATCAATTTGAGGAATTTGTCCAGCCCACAAAAGACCTAGCAATTCACGATATGCTTTTGCCCAACCTTCTTTTGAATCTCCTACAATAACAACTGTAGAAGACTTTTCAAGTGTTTCTGGAAGAGCGGGAAGTTTATTGATGTATTTATATTCAACAGAGAATCCAACACCTGTACCACACATAAGGATATACATTGCTTCATCAAAAGATCTGGCATTGTCTACTGGAATAAAAGAACAATTATATCCTGCAACATTTTCTCTCTCTAATGCAGGTCCTGCAGTCATAACAGAACGCATAGATGGCATTACGTTGCGATTATAAACTGCATCTTTTAATTCTGCAATAAGTTTTTTATCTGCAACATAATTGTGCTTTTCTTTAAGATTATTTTCCATAAAGTTAAAATAACGATCAACTGTTTCACCCCATGTTTCACGGCGATTTTTATCTTCAAGCCATCTCGCATATCGAGATAAAGCAATAAAGTTTTCATATGGGTTTTCAATTGATTTTAACATTTTTTCTCCTAGTAATTTAATAGTATTTAAGTGTACCACATTAGATTTTTAAAAATCAAGAATTAAAGATTTTTGTATATTTCTTTTAATCTTTTGACTGCTGGTTCTGATACTTTTACCCAGTCATACTCTTCGTGTATTATAAATGCATTTTTATATGTTTCTTTTAATAAAGTCTCATATTCAACTACAGACTTTAACATTAAAGATTTTAAACTTGTTTTATCTGGCTTCATCATATCTCCTTGATGAACTTTAGGCCACGGAGATCTTTGAATAGAATAATCAATTTTATAATTTATATATTTTTTATAATCTGCCCATTCAGAAGTTGATATAACTGGCATACCAGACGCTAGTGCCTGCAATGGTTGAAAACCAAAACCTTCTCCCCACGAAGGATAAACAAATATATCACAAAGATCATAAAGACCAACCATTTGATCGGGTGTTAATGGAGGAGTAATCTCTAGAATATTTTTGTATTCAGCTGATGGTGAAGACATTGTATTATACTTACTATTCCAGACCCTTGTAGTATTTATACCAGAACATTTTAAAACTAATCTATAATCTTCACTTTTCCCAAATAGTTCCGTAAAGCAATCTACAACTAATTGAGCATCTTTTCTAGAAAATGGTTCACCAATATGTAAAAATGTAAATGGCTTATGTGCTTTTTCTCTAAGTTTTGGTTTCCACATTTCATTTATACCGTGCTTGTATACAAATATTTTTTTATCAGGAAATATTTTTTTATAAACTTCTGCAGTCCATGGAGATGTAGCCCAAATCTCGTCTGCTTTATTTAAAGTTGCTTTTGCTTCTTTTGTCATGTCTGTGCTTTCCCAAGCAACATAACAAATTTTATAACTATTTGGATCAAAAAATCTAATGTTAGCGGGATCAGTAAAACATAATTCAATACCTGCTTTAGGTAATTCTATGCCAACATCTAAACCTAATTTTTTAAATGTTTCATAAATATTATATGATGCTTCACCATACCCTGCAGTTCTTTGTAATTGTTGAAATGCTATTCCTGTTAAAGATAATTTCACGCTTATTTTGCCATCCCGACTTGTTTTTACTAGTATATCATGATACGATTGTAGATACTACTCTTTACCCCAGGAGGTACATATGAATAATATGAACAAAGCAAGGATAAGAACAGTTTGGTTAATGATTGGTGTGAGCATTCTCACATTAATTTTTGGGATTGATTCTCAAGCCAACGCTCAAATAAAGGAAATGATAGTGTATAATAAAAATATATTATATATTAATAAATTTAATAATTTAGTTAATATAAAAGATATTATATATATAGATATAAATAATATTAAAAAGAATAAAGTTAAGCAACTTTATTTAATTAATGATCTTGTATCTAGAAACACTTTTTTAATGCCCGATTATAGCGTAAAGCTAAATTTAAAATCAAGAGTAGACAACAGGGTAATAATATCAAGAATAGCGAATGCAATTAAATCTCAGGAAACTGGTGGAATAAATGCATATTATCGTAATTCTTACTCAAGTGACGCATGTGGTGCATACCAGTACATGCCTAGCACGTGGGACAATTTTATGGGCTACAAAAGTGCTTGCTTAGCCCCTACATGGGTACAGGATGAAAGAATGATTGATGAACTTAAGTATTCTTATTCAAAGTACCATAGTTGGACCAAAGCAGTAGCAGCACATCTAATGCCATCTAGGGCGGATAATCCAAAAACTTGGAACTTAAGAGTTCCTGGAAATCCAACAGTCCAAGAATATGTAAATTCTGTTTTCACCAAGGCGAATATAGCGATAGCATAATGCGAATTCAAGTCTTTTCAGAATACTACAATTTAGCACAGGCGGGGAAACTAAAATTCCCTGCCTGTCCTTATCATGAAGAAGATAAACCAGCAATTTTTGACCTTATTCATAAAATGGAAGATGATGAAAGAATAAGTCTTAACTGTAATGCTTGTGGGTACAAAACTTATCCTGGACTAGATTTTTATAATAAAATTATAAAAGAAATAATGGCCGTAAACAATGAGCCCGAAAAAACAGGAGACCCCCTTTAAATGGATTTTTTGCCCATAGTTGATGGCCGTAGTTGCGGAGATTGTACAAAGTGCTGTGAGGGCCATTTAAGGGCTGATATTAAGCTTCAGAATAATGCTGGTGAAGCATTTATGGGAATGAAAGATGATGAGACTTTATCTCCCTGTGCATTTGTTCAATTAGGCAAAGGTTGCGGGGCATATGAGAATCGTCCTGTAAATCCATGTCAGATATTTAAATGCGATTGGTTGACAAACCCCGATATGCCAGAATCATTTAAACCATCTCGATCAAATGCTATTTTTACCACCCGAACCGTAAATGGTATTCAATATATGAAACTTATAGAAGCGGGTAGGAAATTAGATTCAGAAGTGCTATCATGGGCCGTAGAGTATATACTTATGAATGGATTAAACTTTTCATGGAGAGTCCAAAAAAATATATTCTGGATCGGATCAGAGGACTTTAATATTATGATGGATAAAGATTACCCTTTGCTTTCCACAACAGAGGCAAATGGCAAAGATACACATTGAACGAGCTTACATTGAGCCCGAAAATGAGGAAGACAACAATTTAGCAATATTGCTCCATATAAAACGTGATGTGGAACACATATATGTTGGAAAAGTTGAGTTGGATGTTCCCATAAAATGGCTTCATGTAGAAAACGCCAAAAATGGAGATTTAATGGTTAATAATTCGGCGGGAATGGAAGCCAAAAAATGGGATTATCTTACAGAAGAGATTATAAGGGGTATAAATGGCAAATTTGAGTGAGACTCCAGATTATTATGATAGGCTAGAAGATGCTATAAGCAATATACGTGAACTATTAGGTGCTATATTCATTCAAGAGCAACGTAATTATGATATGTTATGTATTATTGCAGATAAGCTAGGTGCAGATGCTAAGGGACTTAGCAAATTGCATGAGGAAGGACAAGTCCTTGCTCCCGCCCCTTCTTTTATATTTGAAGAAGAAGGTATTATTGACTAATAGATGATATAATTGATATATTATGAGTCCACATCATTTTGCTAAGCATCAATTTTCATTTGTAGGTAGAACACCTAAAGACGCATGGAATGATGCTGAAAAATATGCTAAAAAAGAAAAGAAGATGCAAAAACTCTATCGCATCTTAATTTTTGGATATCTTATAAGACTTATTGTTGAGCGTAAGACCAAACATACCAATAAATATATCTAAACTATGGAAATACAAGACTATTCTATATTCTCTGACTTTTATTCAGAAGAACGCATAAACTTTTTGCTCCCCGCCATTATCAGCAAATGGTCTAACAAGTATGAAGTTGACATATATGAAGAAAAAAAAGAAAATTCTAAATCTATTTTTACATATATTTGCCATAAAAACTCACAAGTTAAAATTTCAGGACATAATAACATTTTTTTAAGCAAAAATGACGTTTTTGTGATATCAGAATCTTTAAATCATGATTTTGAGCTTGAAGAAATGTTTGAATTAAAAACTTTTTACTATTCTGATAAAATTTTATCTGAAGAAGAGCAAAAAATGAATAAATATGTTGTTTATGCGACATTATCTGATAAATATGCTCTAAATGTCAGAGCAAATAGCGAAGAGGAAGCGTATCAAAAAGCCTATTCAGTCAATATCAGAGAATGGGAGCATTTAATTACAAAACCAGAGCTTAAAGAATCAGTTAGAGTCCCCGATCCAGAGCTAAGTGATGCTCAAAGATGGTCTAAATGGGGAGATTTTTCTATTGTCTTAAGCTACGACGATTAAAGTTCATATTTACACTAGCTCTTCTTTGCACATCAGTAGCATGTGGTTGTTTATATGGACTAAAAATCAAATCCCCAGCCATTAAAGCATAATCTCTTTCTTCTCCAACGTTTCCGACAGACCAAACTACTGGTCCACCAACAACAACTAATTGAAAATTATCGCTATCGTCTTTATGGAACATGGTATTGGCTTTATCTAAGAAATTAACAAACAAAAATGGATGACCTGGATCTTCATCATAGATAAAGTTTAATATTTGTCTTATATTTTTAATTTCTTGATTTTTTATTGGCTCTCCTTGATTTTCAACAATCAAGTCCCATCTATCACCATAATGAACATGGTTATGCTTGTTTGTTTTTCTTGAAAACTTTAATTCGTCTTCTATGTCCCAAGCATCATTAATGTGTTCTAAAATATCATCCCAAGTAACCGTTGGAGTAATAAAGTTTTTAAAGAAATATTCTTGTTCTGTTTCTTTACATTTTTTAATAATTGACATAACTTCATCAACATCCCAGTTGATAAGTGCTTGAACTTCTTCTTTTGTTAACATGTGTAGTTCTCCTCTTCCATACAACTAAAAATTATTCCTGCTCTTATTTCAGTTTTGTTGTATACTGCATGAAATAAATTTTTTGGCAAAAATAAAACATCTCCAGGTTCTAGTGTATAGGATATGTCTTCATTGTCCAAACCAACTTTCCAGGTTGTTGAACCAATGCATTGCCAATAAAATCTATCCATTGGGTCATTATGCTTTCCTGTAATATTATCTTTGTTAAAATTGATTAGTGTAGAGCATCCGCCTTTAATCCCGCCCATTTCTTCACATTTTTGATTAAAATCTTGAACTTCAGGAATAGCGTTATGTGCATTTTGACAATTTAAAGTGCCAGAGTCATAAAATATTACTTGACCAACAGAATTGTTATAACCGCTTAAATTTTCTGTTTGTTTTAATGAAGAATAAAAATGATCTAAAAATTGTTTCCAACTTGGAGATTTCATATTTATATCTTTTTCTAAAATTACAGCTTTTCCTTCTTTTCTTGCAGTTTCTATAAATTGCATATTTTTTTCTTTTAATGGAACAAAAAATGGATCCATGTGGCCAGTTCTTTGTTGAAGTAAAGATGTTCTATTTCCCATAATTAAAAAGTGGTCTTTATCTAAGGGCTTGTCAACTTTATATGGAAAAAAACAAAGAATCATGTCAACATAGTCTTCTTCTTTTAATTCTATCTTTTCTCTCCAGTGGATTTGCTGTGTACCAGACATTATTAATGCCCCGCCAACACTTATATCGTAGCCTTCATTTTCCACAAAAACTTTCCATTTAAAGTTCTCTCCCAATTTTATATTGAATGTAACCATTTGAGAATCTCTTGTGTCATAATGAGGAAACAGCGTTGGTTGATATCCATTCTTTAAAGAATAGTTAGCTATGGAATACTCCATGCGATCTAAATCTAATTCTTCAGGTGCAATTTCAAAAATTTTTTGTTTGATTTTTTTTATAATTTCTTGAGGCAATACGTCATGCCAAACTTTTTGAGATGTAGCTTCTTGTATAAAAACTGGCTCTGTTTTAGACATTTGCTCATAAACTAGTGCAATCTCATCTGATGTTAAAATATCGTCAAAAGTCCTTATTTCAAAATCTTCATTTGAAATAGGTGCTTCTTTTTTAAGGTTGTTGTATCTTTCGAGAACGTCTTCCATCTTGCTCCTTTGAAATATAAAATAATTATACTTTATTTTGTGCCTATAACATAATTGTAATGCACGTCACATATAAATTCAATTTGATCAAAATGTTAATGGATTTTTAAAATGCATGATACACATTTTGGAAAGGGAATCAAAAAAAAAGTAGTGCGCCCATATTGTCCCAATATGTCCGATTTGTACCCTACTAGTGTGACCCAACTCACAAAGATTTTTTTTAAAATGTCCAATTTGTACGCATTTTAGATTTGATTTTGTCAGTGCTATCTGATAGGATACTCGTATCAAGTTAAATTAACTTGTGATTAAAAAGAAAGGTGGTTCAAAATGAACTACACTACATACTATAATGAGATTCGTTCTGATATTGCTAAAGAGTTTGGCTTAGAGGCTGGTGGCTATGCCCCTACTCCCCGCCCTGCTCTATCTATTCGTCAGGCTCAAATGCTTAACGCTAAGTATCCTCACGCTGAGGAACTATCTATGCGACCTAGCGACAAGGCGATTTATATCGCTGAGCGTTATGGTTCACTCTCAGTATTGTGGGCTAACTCACACACACGCTAACGGCGTGTCGGGTTGATAATGTCAGCCCAATCTGATACTATTTCACTATAAATAAAAAGTAATAAAAAGAAAAGAGAATTAAATGTCATATAGTTTTGATACACATACAGACCGTTGGTCTGACCTTGCCGATACCTATCAGTCAATGATAGATGAACTAGCAGAATCAGAATCTGAATCTGTATTTATTCCCGTTGATGAGTTTGATGTAGATGAGGTACTCTAATGATTATAAATAGTGGCACCCTGATCCTACTAGGTATAATGTCGTACCTATGTGCTAAACTCATAACCGATAAAGATTGGGGAAAGAATAAAAATGAAAACTAAAATCATCTTACTTGCTACCGCCCTGCTAGTAGTACCCACTATGGCACAGGCTAAGACACACAGTACCCATAGCGTTGGTAAGTATCGCTATACTTATCACAGAACTACACACTATTTCTGCCCCTTCACAGGTTGCAGAAAGGGCTTCACACAGAAACCCTAACCAATGTCAGTGGTCTATGGTAGACTACTACTAATAAACAACAACAAGAAAAGGACAAATAAAAATGACACTAGAAAATAAGACTTACCAAATTGGCGACCTCTTTACTACACAGCGTAGTAATGTAACAGGTGCAATTTCAGAAATCGTGCCTGTAAATGACCGCACTACTCGTGTTAAGTTGGTACTAGATAACGGCGACTATCGCTGGACAACAGTAACAATTAAGTAAATAAAAAACGACCTGAGTAAGTCGCTAAACTGCTCACAACAACCCAACAAGAAAAAAAGAAAAGGAAAACTAAAATGTCACTAAACGGATACACTTATCAAGTCGGAGATTTATTCACAACTAGCACAAC